GAACTTGTTGACCACTAGATACATGGCTCTGTCCAGACCGGCCCACCCCATATACAATTGCATTTGCGACCAATGTTGCGGCTTGGACTCCTTTACCCCTTTTTTTACCATTGCGGAAAAACTCTTGGCGTTCGCGGTCTTGAATTCCAAGACATGCCACGTTTTCGGGGCTTCCGGCAATCCCAGAGCCGCACCGTCCATGCTCCCGCCCACATGCCCACCAACCGCGCTAAATCGCCATTGCTGGCCCTTCTCGTCCCGGTCTGATACCTCGACCCCAATCGCTCGCAAGTTGGCGATCAGGCGCGGTTCTGCGAGCTGACCGGACTCAAACAGCCGCAACATCCGGCCATCAAAGTCGGGCTGTTTGGCCCACCGAAAACTGAGCCACAAGTACCGCTCGCACTCGTGACCGAGTTCAGACGCCCCGAGGTGGGGGCGCTGCCCCGCCTCCGCAGTCTTCTCGTACTGACTGAAGATAGCGGCGGCGGTTGAGTTTTGACGCTCGGGCAGCGCGGTCATCTTATTTCTTAGCCCACGGCTGACGAGCCGCACCGGCAGGCTTGGGCGTAGGTTTCAGCGCCTCGGGCAGATCCAGCGCCAGGTTGCTCGGGGCGTAGCCCTTAATCTTGTTCCCGATCGATTCGTTGACCGGGTTCCTTTCCTGCACCACGTCCACCATCAGCGGAATGTTGTGCAGATCCTCGCTGTCGTCAAGGGGCCAGGCCACACCGGTCGATTGGCAGATCGCAGCCAACTCCCGATACGCGATCTCCTCGGCAGTTTTATTGGGATTGGACACGTTTAGCCGGGTCCAGAGCTTGCGCCCCTTAGCCGAGTTCCCGACCACTTCAAACGTAAGCTGGAGGTACTGGCCGGTCCCGGCTTTCGTGTCTTTCAGTTCCGAGTCGGTGACGATCACCTCATACCGTCCCGGCTCAAGGGCCGAGAAGTTCTGTTGAGGTTCGATTGTTTCCGGCATTTGCAACGTTTTAAGATTCGCCATGATTCAACTTCCTTTTGGTTTGGTTGGTTTTACTGCTTTGGTGCTGCGGGCGCCGACATCGCCGTAACAAATGCTTGCCAATCCAGCGGCATAGCATCCGGCAGCGAATAACGGTTTTTTGCGAGATAAGCCGGGCGCTCGGCGGTGTACATCAGCCGCTCGCCTGTGGTTATTCCTCGCGTAACTTTCTGGTTAAATCCGACATCCGAGGATTTAACGATCGTCTTGTAATTTGCGAAAAACACGCAATCAGCCCACTCCTGCACCAGAGCTGACGACCTGGCTTGCAACTTTGGCTGGTATCTTTCATAAGGTTCAACTTCAGGCGAGTCGAACCGTTTTATCTCGCAATGGGCCAACATGATGACCGCCATCCCCTTTGCTCGCAGGCTGTTCAAGCCGTCGAGCACCTTGCGCCAGTAGTCGGCGGCAATCACGCTGCCTTTGCCATAAGCCAAGTCTTTCGCGTCGTATTTGGTATTGATGGTTTCCCAGATCAGGTTATCAAGCCAGTCGAGGCTATCGATCACGACGGTCTGATAGTCGTGGTCGCCTTGCAAGGCTTTAAGCGCGTCCTGCACATCATCAAACGACTTGGCAAGCGGGAAGTGTTCGACCTCAAGCTGGCCCAGACCGTCCTCAGTCAAGATGAAGATCGGCGCCGGGGCGCCTGCACCAAAGGTGGTCTTGCCCAACCCATGCGGGCCGTACAGCATGATCCTCGGAGGAAGGATGTCCTTGTTCCTCTTTATTGCTTTAAGATCAATCGCCATTATTTTTTACTCCAGATTAGGATTGAGAAACAAATCACCGCGCCGATGGCGCAGGCGTAAGAACAGACCTCGGAGATGCTCATTCGTTATCCGCGTATTCGGCGGCGAGATCCGCAATCCAATGCGAATCTTGCAGATGCTTGATGAGCATCGCCTCAACTGTCTTGCGCTCACGATCGCGGCGATTCTTTAGCGCCGTGTCGTTGCTGCTCAACGAGGCGACGTACATCTCTGCTGCGTAGCTTGAATCGCGGTGTTCGTCAAGGTAGTCGTACAGGTCGAATTGCGCCCGACCGTTCTTGGGCCATTGGCCGTACTCAAGGATGCTATCAACCACCTCGTCGAGCGCCAGCTCGTAATGACGCTGCGTGGGCTGCTTGAGGGAATAGCCCTGAAGAGGCCCGCAGATCAAGCAGTCTGTCGCCCCGCACATGCACCGTTCGGCGGTCATGCTGCCACCTGCTCAGCTGCGTCGCGGATTTCGTAGAACTTGGCAAGAGCCAATTCAAAAGACTCCGGCCTTGCCAAAACTTTGCCAGTCTTGCGGTCTTGTATTTCGTAGGAGTAGTGGTCGCGCTGCCAAAGCACTAACGACTTGTGCGACTGTATGAAGTGAACTGTTTGCATTTGTTTCTCCGGTCGGTTGGTTAGGTGCTGCGGGTACAGAACGGACAATAATGGACTATTTGCATCATGTCAACAATTATTTTATCCCCCTCCTCTAAAAGTCTTATTTGACACTTGACAGGGCGTAGTCTAGAGTGCGCGTTTGCAACTTGTCAACAAGGAAACGCAATGTATTTATCAATGAACGCTGCCGCTGCCCGACTGGGCATCACCCGGCAATGGCTCTGGAAACTGGCCCGAGCTGGCAAGATCACGACCCTGCCACTTGCCGGTCGAAATGTGGTTGTTTTTGACGACGTATTCAAGGCCGAGGAGAAGCGGCGCAGGAAGGCGGCGAAATGAAACCCTACCGAATAAAAGTCAGCATCCGAAACAACCTCCTGCTCAACGCCATCGAGGAGCAGGGCTACCCGACCGTCGCGGCATTTGAGCGTGCGATGGGCGTGTCTACGGGCCGGATGAACGCCCTGGTATCCATGCGAGTCGCCCCGCTGCTTGATTCCGGCGAGTTCTCGAAAGAGGCAAAGATGGCGATGGAGGTGCTCGGCGCCGCGCCCACCGACCTCTGGACAGAACAGCAGCTCACGATCAAATTGAACCGCAATTCCGGGGAGCGCGAAATTGATGCGGATCTTGTGCATCACCTGCTCGAGCAGCGCAGTCAGATGGAGTATCTGCCCAGTCCCGAGGACCATCTGCTTGAGCGCGAAACCAATCAATTAGTGGACGACCTGCTCAATAAAATCAGGCCGCGTGAAAAAGACGTTCTAATAAGCCGATTTCAGAATGACGAAACATATGATGAGGTCGGAAAAAAGATGGATGTCTCACACGAGCGGGTTCGACAGATTGAAGCCACCGCATTGCGTAAATTACGCCATCCGGCCAAGCTGGAAGTTCTCAACAAGTCCGGGTTGATTAAAAAACACAAATTTGGGTGGGTAACGCTCGATGACTGACGCTCGACCGGCAAAGCACTTCATTATTGGAGGAAAGTTATGAGCGCGAGATGGTATGACGACGAACACGGACAAGCTCTGGCGCGAAACACAGATCCAGACACCAGCCACGCAGCCGCAGCGTCTATTGATGCGCTAAATCTGTGCCTCAAGGTCTACGAGGTCATGGCTCAATATGGGACTGACGGCTGTATTGCCGACGATGTTGGGAACTCTTTGCCCCAAATTAAAAGCAACAGTCTCACGCCGCGTTACCGGCAAATGATTGACGCCGGAATGATTGAGGTGACGGGTGAGCGACGCCAGGGGAATTCAAGGCGCTATCAGCAGGTCAGGCGAATACTGCCGCCCCCGTTTATTCCGATAGCCAGCAAATTGTCGTCTCGTGACGAGCTGGTGAATGCGCTGGAGCAGATGATTAATGTGTTTTACGATCATCGCAAAAGAGGTTTGCAGGAAATGCAGACGATCGAACAGGCTATCAGAGTATTTAGGCGCTCACGGGGAGGCAACACATGACTGACGAAACGAACACCGTGATCGAGATCCACCCGAAAGTGCTGATCGACGCCGCCCTCAAATACGCGGAGCGCGGCTTTCGCGTACTCCCCCTGCACACGATCAAAGGCGGGATGTGTTCCTGCGGGGACAAGGACTGCCGGTCCCCTGCCAAACACCCTTTGACGCCACACGGTGCACAGGACGCCAGCTCGGACGAGATGACCATCCGGGGCTGGTGGTCCAAATGGCCCCAAGCCAATATCGGCCTTGCAATGGGCGACTCGGGCTGCGTGGCCCTCGATGTCGATACCCGGAACATGGGACACCTCACCTGGGAGCAGCTCATCACAGAGAACGGTGAGCTGCCCGAAACACCCACGCAGCGAACCGGCAACGGCTGCCATTACCTCGTCCGAATCGACCCCGCCGCAATCCCCCGCGTGCGCGGCAAGCTCGGCCCCGGCATCGACATCAAAGCCAACGGCTACATCGTGGCAGAACCCTCTATCCACCACTCAGGGCGTCGCTACGCTTGGGACGATGGTCTGGACGTACTGCAAGGCTTCATGCCCGCCCAAGCCCCCGTATGGCTTGCCCGGATGCTTGTCGAACCTCTGGGCGACTCTGCCGCCCCCTCCGGCCCCAACCTCGGCGTCATCACCCTCCCCGTCCAGCTCCGCGAAGCCGCCGACGCCCTCACCCACCTCGACTCCGACGACTACCATCAATGGATCGAGGCATAT